TTAAATCTCTTAAATGGTATGGTCTGGTAATCGCTTCAGATCTAACTGAACAAGAAGTATTAGATGTTGCTGCATTGATTGAAGCCGCCGATCCAACGCGAGTCTTTGGTTATACATCACAGGATGAAAACTGTTTAGACCTGACTAATACGACAAACATTCCGTACAAAATTAGAGAGAAGAAATTTCGCCGTACCTTGCCAATCTTCTCCAGTGATAATCCATATGCAGCTGCTTCAGTATTTGGCCGCGCATTTACGGTGAACTTTTTAGGAACCAACACAACGATTACTTTGAAGTTTAAGCAACTTCCTGGCATCGCACCTGAAGATCTCGATACGGATGAAGCCAAGGCATTAGCAGCAATTAACTGTAATGTTTATGCCGGATATAACAATGACACTGCAATTTTGCAAGAAGGTGTCATGAGTGATGGCTCGTTCTTTGATGAGATCCACGGCCTAGACTGGCTTCAAAACCATTTAGAGACAGCCTTATGGAATCTCTACTACACCAACACTACAAAGATCTCGCAATTGGGAAGTGGTGTAAATCGTCAATGTGCAGTGTTAGAGGCAGCATGTGAACAAGGTGTTACTAATGCACTACTTGGTCCCGGTCGATGGAATGGTGATAGTTTTGGTGTGCTAGAAACTGGTGATTATCTCACCAAAGGCTACTATGTGTTTGCCAACAGTCTTGATGATCAACCTCAGGCAGATCGTGAAGCACGTAAGTCCCCAGTATTTCAAATCGCGGCCAAATTAGCAGGTGCAACTCACTTTGCTGATGTTTTAGTCGCCGTAAACCGCTAAGGAGTAATTCGTGAGTACATATTCTTTTATGGATACCCATTGTACTTTAACCAGTGCAGACGCGGTGATTGATCTGGGTTATGGCGCAGCTATTTCTGATGAAGGTATTACCTTTGCCATGGCAGGTGATAAAAACACAATGACCATTGGGGCAGATGGTGAGGGAATGCATTCATTGCATGCCGACAATTCTGGTCAAATCACCATCCGTTTTCTTAAAACTTCGCCAACAAATGCTAAGTTAATGAATTTATATAACTTGCAAAAAAATGATTCTGTGAAGTGGGGTAAAAATACAATCACTCTAAATCATGATGGTTCTGGTGATAACCATACAGCGACAAAGTGTGCATTCAAAAAAGTTCCTGATTACACCAATGCCAAAGATGGTGGGATCGTGGAATGGGTATTCGACTCAATCAAGGTCGATATGAAACTAGGCACATACCAATAAGGTTTAGGTTATGGAAATTAATGGAATTGAATATACGATCGGCCGCTTAAATGCGGTCGATCAGTTTCATGTATCCCGAAAGATTGCACCTATTGTGCCTAAGTTGATGCCATTGATTGCAGAGGTGGCCAAGGGGGATTTGGAGAAAACCATTGACTCTATTGATAAGCGGGAAAAAGGTGATCTAAAGGATTTGCAGCCTTTAGCTGATGCTTTATCACCTCTAATGGAAGTCTTTGCGCAAATGCCTGAAGATGATGTGAATTACATCATTTATAAGTGCTTGAGTGTTGCAAAGCGTGATGGTGCAGTGGTTTGTCGTAATAACTCGATCATGTTTGATGACATCGATATGACACAGGTGTTGCCTCTGGTAATTGCCACAATTCGGATTAACTTGGGAAATTTTATTCAAGGGTTGCTTATGAAGGCATCGAGCATGAAGCAACCGCAGTAAGTTTTAAATCCTTGCCAGATGAGTCTGATTGGCTGATGCGACCAGTGATCAAAGGCATGTGCAAATTCGAATCTTTAAAAAATCGAAAGCTAGATCTGGCAGATATAGCTTTCATGAATGATGCGCTTGATGTTGTGGCAGATAATGAATATCTGCTGAACAAGGAGCGTGAAAGAAAAAGTAAATAGGTGATCCCATGGCAGATGGTGTAATTCGTGATTTTTTAGTTTCGCTTGGATTTGATACTGACAATTCAGGCTTGGCTAACATGAGAAGTGCCATGGATGGCATTGAGTGGAAAGCTAAGGCGTTAAATGGTGCATTGATGGCCTTGGCTACTTGTGCAGTCTTGGCAGTACGCCAAACAGCGAATGAATTGGATAAATTATATTTTTCATCTCAACGTATTGGTGCCAGTGTTACAAACATTAATGCCTATGGGAATGCCATTGCTCAGCTTGGAGGAAGTGCAGAGGGTGCGGTCGGATCTCTTGAGTCGTTGGCTGAGAAAATCCGTAATTCACCAGGATATGAAGGGCAGATTAAAAGTCTTGGTGTTAATACCCGAGATGCTAATGGTGCTATGCGTGACCGTGTTGAAGTCATGAAGGATCTAAGCGGTGTTTTAGCTAAGATGCCAGCTTATCAGGCCAATGCTTATGCCAATTCACTTGGTATTGATCAAAATACATTATTAGCCATGCGTGATGGAAAATTCATGGCGAACATGGAGAAATACCAGAAGATTCAAAAAGAACTCGGCATGAATGATGACTTGGCAAAGTCAGGCAATGAGTTCATGACTGAATACCGTGATCTGACAATGATGACTAAAACCGGGTTTCAGGTCATTGTAATGCAGGCGGGTAAAGCTTTGATTCCTATCTTGAGGCTGTTGAATCAGTTGATTCAGGCGGGTATTCATGCATTCTCTCAATTGAATCCACAAATCAAAGAAGGTCTCGCCGTTGGCCTGCGTTTTGCAATGTTAGCTTTAATGTTTGGGGCGCTTTCAAAATCATTAGGTTTACTTTTAAAGTTTATCCCGGCATTTAAAACCTTTATCGGATTGCTAAAGTTATTCCGGCTCGCTTTCCTTGCTTCGCCTATTGGAATTATCCTGGCATTGGGTGCAGCACTGGCCTTGCTTTACGATGATTATAAAACATGGAAGGAAGGTGGTAAGTCACTGTTTGACTGGTCTAAGTGGACCAATGGTATTGATACAATTATTAATAAGATCAAAGATTTTTTAGATATTCTCGATAAAATCAAGGATAAGACAATCGAATTTATCCAGAAGATTATTACAGATCCAGCGGGTGCCTTGAAAGAAGTTGCGACAGAGGTTCAGGAAGGTGTTGCTAAAGTAAATGATGCGGTCGATAAATACATCAATCCAACAGATCCAAAAAAAGTGACACCAACTCAGGATAAAGTGGCCAGTATCACTGATTTTGCATTCTCCATGGTAGATAAAGGACTTGCTCTGATTGGGAATAAAGGCGCTCAGACTCGTGTAGATCAACGTGATCGAGGTGAGATAGGGTATAAGCCTCAAACTGGTTCAGTATTTGACGCAACTACTGGAGCAGCAAAATATTTGTTAGGTACTGTTCAGGGGGCTGTGGATTCTAGCAACGGAAATAAAAACTATTCTCAGACCTTTTCTAGCAAGAAATTTACTACCGACAAAGCTGAAGTTATCAAGGAGACAGCTCTCAGATTGGGGGTAAATCCTAACGATCTCGCAGCTGTTATTTCATTTGAGACTGCAGGTAGTTTTAGCCCTAGTATTAAAAACCCTAAATCCTCTGCAACAGGGTTAATTCAGTTCATGAAGGGTAGTGGAGGTACTAAAGGTAAGTATTACGGAATGAGTAGGGATAAATTTGCATCATTAAACTTCTCAGAACAAATGAAATATGTTGAAATGTATTTTAAAGAGCGTGGGTTTAATGGCAAAAAGCAACGAAATGTAGCTGACTTATATACCGCCGTAACAGGATGGGGGTATAAAAAAGGAAGCGAGGCTTATCGCCTAAACAAAGTGTGGGATTCGAATAAAGACGGATTTATTGATAAAGGTGAGATGGTTCAAAACAAATCGTTCAAGGCGCACCAGAGAAATTATTTTTCTCTTGTAACACCTAAGCCTATAGCCCAACCAACAATTAATAATCATGCGCCACCAACAGGAAACCCAAATAAATCCCAAATAAATTCCTCCAACATGTCGGCTTCAAATGTTACGATTTATCAGGAGTATAAAACCGAAATGACAATCAATGGTGCTAGCAATCCTCAAGCATCGGCTGATGCGGTGAAACGTATTCATGATAATGGTTTAGTTCTTATGGCACGAAACGCTAAAGGCGTAATGGTATAAAATGAAAAAAATATTATTAGCTACACTGTTACTTGGTTGTACTGTTGCACATGCAGCAGACTACAAAACCCTACTCACTGGAAAAACTCTTGTAATGGAGGGGGCAACATGTGCAGGCATATCTCTTGGCAAAAATTCAGGATTATCTAGTGAGGTAGGCAATTCAAATTGTTCTATTGATTTGCCAGCCAGATTAAAGTGGATTGATAACAACACTTTTGCATTGATTGAAAAAAACAGAACCAATGATTCAAGCCCTCCAAGAGTTTATTTATATAAAGTTAAATCCTTGGTGGGTAATAAAGTAGTCTTAAATGAAATTTGGACGGGATGGAATAACCTTCCTGATGATGAGAGCACTTACACGGTCAAAAAGTAACATTCCATCAATCATTCAGAACTGATATGACGTTAACAGGTGTAAATAGCCCTATAGATTCTGCAAACGCCGTGAAGCGTCAGCAGGAAAATGATTTAGTAATTATGGCTAGGGGTGCTAAAGGAATTTTTGTTTAACCTACTTGCATTCAATCTCAATATCGGTAATAAAGTCACCAACTTGCGTTACTGTTAACTCATTTCCTTTATTATCTTGGAAATTTGATATACACAAGGTTGCAGAGCAGTATTTTTCTGGAGTTTGTTTATTAAAAAATGTCATATCCTCCTGTTCTTCTTTACTTAACGGGATCGGCTTCCATTTGTCTTTCAATAAAGCCGATCTGCCTTTACTGTCATACACCATAGAATCCATACCTTTGAGTTTAGGTACTGGCGCATGTTGTTTATTCTTGCAAGATGCATCCGCCCAAGCCCCGCCACTGATCAAGATTGAAAGAAGTAGTATTTTTTTCATGATTTAGATACTCAGGTTTTTATCTATAGGTGTAATGCCTTCTTATATTATATGAGTGAAATTATGGCAATAGAAACATTAGTTGATGGTGCCATGAGCACTATTGTGTCATCAAAATATTCAGAAGTAGTAGGATCTTTATTGTTATCAGGCCGTGGTCGCACAATCATGGGGCTTTTTGCAGATGTAACAGTCGAAGAGAAGCATAAGGATGAGTTAAAAATTACTGAACATCCGACAGAAGTTGGTGCAGCTATTTCGGATCATGCATTCAAAGAGCCACCTGAAATCACAATGAAAGTTGGCTGGTCTGAAAGTGCCGGCACTTTAAATGACTTTTTAGGTAATACCATTTTAGGTGGCAATACAAGCTTAACAATCGTCTACCAGACTTTACTGCAGTTACAGGATCGAGCTATCCCTTTAATTATTTCAACTGGTAAGCGACTTTATACAAATATGTTGATCAAGTCACTTGGGTGCAGTACAGATCTTCAAACTGAAAATGTACTAATGATCGACATCACTTTTAAAAAAGTGATTATCACGAGTACACAAAAGTCATTCATTGCTGTTGAAAATCAAGCTAGTCCAGAAGCTACCGCAGGTGTGTCGGATGGCGGAACAGTTCAACCAAAAGAAGTGAGCACCTCGATTTTAGGTCAAGTTGTGGGTGGTGCTCAAGTTGGCGGAGGGTGGGAATTAATTAACCCATTTGGTGGATCATGATATACGAAATCCCGCTTAATTATGGCAATCAAAAATTTAATATCCGCTTAGGATCAGCTCAGTACAAACTACAGCTGATCTATCGTGCAGGGCAATGGTATTTAGATATTTTTGATACAGCTGAAAATCCACTAATTGCAGGTTTACCAATGTTGGTGGGTGATAATTTGCTTGCCCAACATCAACACGTTATTAAGGGCTCACTCTATGTTTTTAATAACAATGAAGATGAAAGCCAAGCATTTGGTGACTTAAGCACAAACATTAAAATGTATTGGAGTGATATATGACAATGCAATGGATGCGGAACTTCAGGCTGACAATTCAAGTTGATCAAAACACCCCAGATGCATTAGATTTTTCTGACTTTAAAATCACCTTTACTGTGAGTCAACCAACAACTGAACAGCCAAAAGCAGCAGAAATTTATATCTACAATTTGTCGCATGAGACAATGAATAAATTAGCTGGTGTGGATGACGATAAAAAGAATACCCAAATTATTCTGGCGTGTAGCTATGGCGATGATGAGCCCGAGGTTATTTTTAAGGGTCGAGTGTTTCAATATCGCCGAGGGCGTTATAGCCCAGTTGATACCTATCTTTGCGTACTTGCCATTGCTGGGGATCAAATTCGCAATGAAGCAGTTATCAATCAATCGGTTCCAGCTGGTACACCAATATTTGGATTGGGTGAATTGATTGTCGAAGAAGCAAAAAAATTTGGTGTTGAATCAGGTGATCTGGCTCAGTTGAGTGATCAAAAATATCCACGAGGACGAACGGTTTTTGGTAGTTTTCACGGTTTTATTGAGCGTGTTGGGCGAGAAAACAATATCACCTATGACTATTCCGAAGGCGTATTAAATTCCACTGAAGTGGACAAGTATTCTATTCAGCCTATGTATGTGTTGACAGCAGATACCGGAATGGTCGGAATGCCACAACTCACTAGCGAGGGGCTTGTTGTTAAATGCTTATTGAATCCTAAGCTTAAACGCATGGATCGTATTCAGATTGATTTAACAAACCTGCAGTCTGAAAACTACGACATTGCATATAGTGGCCAGCAAGTTGATCAGCCTTATAAAACGCCAAAGCTCGCAACCAATGCAAAGGGAATATTTGTTATTCAAGCAATTGAGCACAATGGTGATACTCGGGGTGATGAGTGGTATACGAGTATGGTTTGTACAGCATTGGGGGCAGTGGTGCCGAAATCAGGTATTACAGTTAATGCGGTTGATGAGAGCTGGCGTCCAGCTGTTAAGTCGGAGTAAGTATGGCATTAACAATCAATGAACGTTCGCCAGATATTTATCAGATTATCAAGAGTGAAGTAAGTTCACAGATTTTAGGCTTATGGACATCACTTCCTTGTGAAGTGGTGAGTTTTGATCCGGAAGCTGTAACTGTAGAAGTTAGGCCACTGATTAGAATTCCCGTCCGTGTACCTGACGGAAATATCGAAATGATGGAAATTTCTATACTTCAGGATGTACCAGTGATGTTTCCTTGTGCGGGCGGTTTTACTATCACACATCCAATAAACGCGGGGGATGAATGCTTTGTAAGCTTCTCATCGCGAAATATCGATCTGTGGTGGCAATCTGGTGGGGTTCAGAATCCTTTTGATACTCGGCATCATGATCTATCAGATGGATTTGCATTTTTCCGACCGCAATCACAAGTGAATAAGATCTCAGATATATCAACAGACAGTCTTGAGATTCGCAGTGATGACAATGAAACGAAGATCCAAATCACACCAGGTGGAATAATCAATTTTATTGGCCAGAAAGCAGTTTTTCATTGTGATGTTGAAATGAAAAAAACTTAACAGTTGATGGCTTAATCAAATCTCTATTCGACGTAATAGCTAAGACAGTTAGTTTGATAGGTCATATTACAACTGGGGTTAGATCGGGTTCTGAAGATTCGGGTCCACCTAAACAATAGACTAATCAATATGAGGGGCGCGAAAGCGTCTTTTTTTATGCGTTATAGAAAACTTTCAAGTGATGGCGATTATGTTTTTGGATCTGGCAAGAATGACTTTGTTGTGAACTCACCCGAGGCTGTGGCGCAAGCGATTTTAACTAGGCTTAAGCTTTGGCTTGGTGAGTGGTTTGCTGATACATCAGATGGTACCGGTTGGAATCAATCAATCGTTGGTAAGCATTCCAAAAACCTTTATGAGCTCACACTAAGACAACGGGTTTTAGAAACACCGGGTGTAAATAACGTTATCGACTTTCAAAGCTCATTAGATGCAGAAACACGCCGTTTAAATATATCAATGACTGTAAACACAATTTATGGCCAAGCATATATCACTGAGGATTTAACTACATGACCTTAACAACTGTTGCACCAGTTATTACTGATAGTGGTCCCATTGCGCCTACATATTATGAAATTGTTGATTATCTTAAGACACAATACAGAAGTATTTATGGTGAAGATGCATACCTAGAAAATGATAGTCAAGACGGACAATGGATAGGGGTGTTTTCCCGTGCGATCGCTGATGTTAATGCGGCCATTATAGATACTTACTCCACCTTTTCACCAAAGACTGCAAAAAAAGAGGCCCTATCACGCAATGTGGCCATAAATGGAATTGCTCGACAGTTACCGACATTCTCGACAGTGGATTTGGAAATTACTGGTGTTCCCGGTACAGAAATCACTAGAGGTTATGCTTTGGATGACAATGGTAATCAGTGGGTTTTTCCAGATGTAGTAATAATCGGTAATTCTGGAAGCACTGTCATTACTGCTACAGCGAAGAATGCGGGTGCAATTTTAGCTCTGAGCAATACCATCAAGATTATTGGTAAGCCGACACGAGGCTGGAAAGGTGTAAATAATCCTGCCACTTCATCACTGGGAATGCCGATTGAATCAGATGCAAAACTAAGACAACGGCAAGCGTTATCAGTAGCAATTCCATCTCAGTCAAAAACAGACAGTATTAAAGGAGCGATCTTTGGATTACCAGGTATTTCACGTTGTAAGACCTATGAGAATGATACCGACTCAACAAACAGTCTTGGTATTCCTTCGCATAGCTTATGTGTAGTTGTCGCGGGAGGCGATGCTGTAGCGATCGCAGACGTTATGCGAGCAAAAAAGAGCTTAGGTTGTGGTTGGTTTGGTAACGTTAATGTGACAGTGATTGACTCATTTGGGGATGAAGTAACAGTCTCACTATATCGGCCAAATATCATCAATATTGGTTTTAAATTAAATCTTGTTGGATCTTCAGAATACACCAAAGAGATTGAAAGCAGTATTAAGCAGAACCTAGCCGACTATGTGAATCAGCTCGACATCGGTGATCGCATTATGATGAACAAGCTTTATATTCCCGCAGGATTATTTGGCAATCTGGATTCAGAAACTTATCAAATAGATTCAATTGAAATTATTGCAAATGGTGTTCCGATCGATGGTGACTACAGTTTAGCGTTTAACGCCGTGGCTTATTGCGATACAGACAATATTGAGATTAATACGTCTGGGGGATTCTAAGTGGATGCAAACAAATACATCGCATTGCTAACGAGCCAGCATCGAGACAAACCTAAGTTTAGAGAGACGGTCGAGACCTCAATTAATCCATTGATTGACTGCCTTGAATGTCTAAATAGTTTGGGTAGTAAATTCGATCTTGAAACCGCCAAGGGTGATCAGCTACAGATTCTTGCCGATTGGATTGGTGCACCTAACTCAATACCTAATTCGGTACCCGTTCCTTATTTTGGTTTTCAAGGTCAGCCTGCATCATTACCATGGCGTGAAACTGATGATCCAAGCTTTAAGTCAGGATATTGGCGAGAGTCGGGGATGAGCGGCTATACAGCGCTTAAGATGTCACCGCAGTTATTCAAGCGAGCAATTAAAGCAAAAATCTTGCTAAACAAAAGCGACTGTACTGAGCTATCAGCAAAAGAAATTATTTCTCTCGTTATCGATAAACCATTCAAGTTTAGAGATAACAAAGATATGACGATCACTTTTTCATTTTTAGCCAGTTATGAAGTCTTTGAGAGTGAGCTAGTTAAATTGATGTTCCCTTTGCCTTCGGGCGTAAGATTGATATTCGAGGGTGAAGATGATTATTGAAAAATTAACTGAATTTTCTAAAACTGGTGCAAAGAACACCGATGAGCTGGATCTTGAAGCCGGATTTCCTGTACGAATACAACCTGCTAGGCAATGGATGAATTGGCTTTTTAACTCTTTAACCAAGAAAGTTAATGAGTTAATTGATGCAAGCAACTCACTATTAATCGGGAGTGATGAAGGTGTCGGGCTGGTAAGTATATGCCCATTTGAAGCTATACCTACAAATTATCTCGAGTGTAATGGTCAAACATACAACAAAGCAGATTATCCAAAGTTAGCTGAAAAATTAGGTAATTTATATGGTGGATCTGGAACAACTTTCAAAGTGCCTGATTATCGAGCTGAATTCATTCGGGGTTGGGACCATGGTAAAGGTGTGGATACAGGGCGAACACTAGGAAGCACTCAAACAGATGCTATTAGAAATATTACAGGTAGCCTGAAAGCTGGTGATGATAGTTCAAGTAATATTCAGTTTATTGATGAATTACAGGCTGATGGTGCCTTTGAGGTGATACCTGGTCACAAGTCTTATACGGGTGACAGTGGTAGTGGGAGTACTCAAGCATGGGGTGTTAAATTTGATGCATCTAAAGTGGTAAACACTGCTGAAGAAAACCGACCTCGTAATACAGCAGCAATATTTGTGATTAAAGCGAAATAAATTAAAACGGTAATAAGACCTGCATTCGCAGGTTTTTTTACGTCTGGAGAAACAGATGGCGACAAATTGGAATGCTATTTTAAGCAATACAAATAGTCTTTCTGACATTTTAATTATTCTACGTAAAGTGTTGGCAGGGCTGGACGGGAAAGTTGATCTTACTGTTATTAATGAAGCACTTTTAGAAATTGAACAAGTTAAGACAGATGTTGCTGGTGAGATTGAGTACTTTAATAATGTAATAAATGAGTCTGCTGAAAATGGATTATATCTACCATTTGAAACGCAAGCTCAATTACTAGCATACACACCAGAAGTATCTCCCACAGCCGCAAAAGCTTTAGATACCAAAAAAGTATGGATATGGAAAGATGGCGTATGGATTGACACAGGTTTAAGCGAGCTTGAGCAAGCGACCAATGAACTCAATAATACTTTTGGATCTTCAATAAATTTATTTGACTTATCGAAAGGCATCATTGAGGGTGCTTATATTAATGTCGCAAACAATAAAATCTCGAATGCATCTGGTACAGCTGTTGCACAAATACAAATTAGGCCCAACCAAAAGTATAAAATTTATAGTACAACGTATCCCGCGACAGTCTGGGGAGTTTGGTATTTAACAGGAAATAGCCCCGATGGGACAGCTAATCCAGTTGCACATACTGTTTCTAGTGATGGGTATATTCATTTTTCTATTCCAAGTAGCACAACAAAGCCGCTAGTTTTATTTTTGAATGTAAAAATACCCTCCCAATCCTTTGATATTACAAATCAATTATTGGTTCTTGAAGATAGTGAGCCAGTTTCAAGTATCACAAAAATTGGAACTGGCATCATACGAGATGATTTGCTGGTTTCAGATATCGATCAAGCAATTGGTTTATCTCGTCAATCAATAAATTTATTAAAATCAGCAATTAAGTTGCCAAACAAATACATCCGTGCTGATGATAATAAAATCAGATCAACTGTTGGTAATAGTGTTGATGCTATTGCATTCCGCTTGCCAGTAGGCACATATTACTATTTTGCCCCAGCCGCAACAGAAAATCACTTGGTCGGATCAGCGCAAACGATTGTATATGATACTGTTGTGCAGTTGATTGTGCCTGAAGTGACAGAATTTTCGGGTGTAAAAAAATTCACAATTACTGAAGAATGCTA